GATAGCGGGAGCCTCCTAGCGTTATTTGTATACGCCAAGACTTTAGGTAATGTATATATATTACACATAAGCGCACGATATCTGTCAACACAATCATTCTTTGCTCTTAGGCTTGCTCGGCTTGATATGTTTTCTCACTGTAGCTTTGCTGGGTATAGCTACTGGTGTTACATGCAATGTGGATAGCTTGCGATTCAATACAATCTCCTCACCACGATTGAGGATATGAACAACACGAGCGACACTACATCCCATTAGCTTGCCAATGTCTCGGTATGTCATTCCTTCCTGTCGCTTGCTGTATGCACGCTCGCAGTCGTATTGATTGATCCACTTGCTAACGTCTTCCTCCTCGATTGGCTGGAGTTTGGCAGGATATCTCATCCAGCCTTTAGCAATAGCATCGGAGAAGATCTTAGGTGCTTGTTGTAACAGTGACAGCTTCTCTTGAGAGATGAGGATATCGTCATCTTGAATCTCTCCGTCTTGAACTTTTCGTGTCAGATACTTGGGTCTCATATCAATATTACTTTAATTTCTGTTCTTCAATAGTCTCTAGCTGATTGTGTAAGTCTACAATGGTTGCGTTGGCTTGACGCAATTGGCGTTCAAGCCTGCGGCTAAAATGAAATACCATTGTTAGCAATAACGGATCATACTTATCTTTAAGATTGTTGATCTCGTTATTGCAAAGAGGAGTGTCGCTGTCTTGGTATTCTATATTGATTGTATTCATATGGCGCAAAATGGTTGTTGTTATAGCTTAGAACGGGATGTCGTCTTCAGGTCCAAGCGGGTCATTAGCCGATACTTTCTTAGCTTCGGGCTTGGACTCGCGTTGATCTAGCGAGACGTAGTTTCCGAGGATGGACCCCTTCTTACCTTCTTGACGGGCTTGCTTAGAGACGGATTGGACGATCATACCGTCATTGCCGTATTGATCGCGGCCAGTCTTATTAGGAATGAGCGCAATGTCCAAATAGGTTCCAGACTTACCTTTGAACAGGAATGTCTTGTCAATCTTCGTAACGTCGATTTTGCCGGTGTACATGGTGTTTTATTGGGATATTAGAGCCAACGACGACAGTTTACAGCCAGAGTTTACATTGTCAACCAAGCGTTGGGTTAAGTATCGAAGGAAGCTTCAGAGAATCGGCAGAACTGTCCGTCGTACCAGAGTTTTACTAGCCCACACTCACCGTCGCGTTGTTTGGCGATGATCAGCGAAGCCTCTCCTTTTGGTTCTTTGCGATCTCGATCTAGGAGCATGACGCAATCGGCATCACGCTCTAGCTGTCCGCTATCTGCAAGGTCGCTCAAGCGTGGGGATCTTCCCTTCTCCTTTTCGTTTTCCCTGTTCAACTGAGCGAGACATAGCATTGCGACTCCGGTTTGAACTGCGATGTCCTTTAGCTTACCGCTGACCTCTGCGACCTCATAGGTACGCTTTTCTGCTTTGTCTGCTGCTTTGACCTTCTGGATGTAGTCGATTATCACAAAGCGCACTCCATGCTTTCTCACCGCTCGACGAATGTTTGCGGTGATTGAGGCGATGCTTTGAGAACTTGAGCCATCTAGGAACCAGAGCGGACTAGATGAGATCTTCCCTGACGCTGAACTCATCGAGCGCATATCTCCTTCGGTAAGATCACCGCTTTTTAGGCTCTGCATCTGGATTCCTCCAAGCGAAGCAACACAGCGACGAAATATGGACTCCTTACTCATCTCAAGCGAGATGAACAGCGTTGGTATTCTTGCTCGTATGGCTGCGGCCTCTGCAATGGCTATGGCGATTGCCGTTTTACCTATAGATGGACGAGCCGCAATTATTGTCATCTCTCGGGTCTGTAGACCATCGGTCATCTTGTCGAGCCAATGGAATCCAGTTGGGACTCCGCTCAATGCACCTTTGCGGGAAAACCTTTCCTGCATTTGGTCGATGAAACTCCCTGCAACCTGCTTTGAGGTTGAGAGTGTCTCTCTGGAAAGCTCAATGCTGAGCCCTGCTTCGGCATTAGAGACGATTTGATCTGGTTGGAGGGTCAAGACAGCGGACTCACGTATCAAGCGGTCTCCAGCGGTTCTAAGCTGGCGACGATGAGCAGCTTCAACGATGCCTTTGATGTAGTTGGGAAGGTTGGCCGGTGATGGGCAGACTTCCATCGCACGATTCCAAGCTTCAAATGGAACTGGCTGGTTGCCGTTAAGCTTTCGCCATTCCTTTGAGAGTTCAGACAACGATGGATGGCGATTCTGTTGGGTCAGCGAACGTATCGTCTCGTAACTGTCCCGCAAAGTGTCGGTCTCAATCCATTCAGTTTTGACCTCAGCAAAAGCATCAGCGCAAGTGTCAAGGGTTCCAGTCAGACAAGCTCCAATGAGTCCAAACTCATCGTCTTCAGCGAAGAATGGATTGCTCACAGGCTGTCCCTCCAATCGACTTCCTTCTTGCGCTGAGGCTGGATTGATAAGGATTGCTGCGAATCATCATCTCCAGACTTACAACGATCAATCTCGGTGTTCCAGTTGTTCAGAAGCGTCAGAATGTCCTTTCTGCGATACTTGTTTTTGGATTCGTAGCGAGCATCCAGAAGTTGAAGGTCTGACTCTGGAGTCTTCAGCTTGATAATTGGCTTAAGAGCTTTGAGTTCTTTCTCGCTCCATTCGGTGTTCTCTCTGCGAGAAAACCATTTGTTGATTCGATAGCGAAGCGAATCGGCTTCCGGATCTTCTTTCGGTTGAGCGGAAGAATCCAACTCCTTTCCCTGTTCCTCTTCCCTGTTCCCTGTTCCAAGGCTATTTTTCTCGAATCCTCGCGAATCCTCTCGAACATCGTCGAATGACGGGAGCTTCGACGCTGAAGGTTTGTCGATTTTCTGGTGATTCAGCCATTTTGGGATATCCAGATAGGATTCACCGGCAACCTGATAGAGCCGAATGCAATCCTGTCTTTCAAGTTCAGAGATCCATGCTGGAAGCTTCTTAAAAGCATCGTCATCGTAAGGGAAAAGACGACTCGCGAGGAGTCGCGAGGATGCGCGAGCCCTCCCGTGATCGTCGCAGCAAGAGAATAGCCCTATGAAAAGCAATCGGGCTTCTCTGGAAATTCTTCCAAGACTCTCAGATTCCCAGAACTCTGGTTTGATTGATCGGATTCTCATTTTACTGATGCTTGAGATTTTTGAACTTCCACAACCTGTTTTGCGAGCTGAACGAGCCATTTAAAGTCCACGATTCCAAGTTCTGATGCGTCCCTCAACACATTCATTGCTTCAGATACTGGCCATCCATTTTCGAAAGCTGCATTACAGAACGAGTAAAGTGCACCTCCATCGAATGGAACATTGTTCAATCTGTTCTCATGCTGCCTTTCCATTTCCTGAATCGCAGCACCTTCAAAAACCATGCAAATGTCATGCGCTGGACCAACCAATTCCAATGTGGATTTGTGGCAATCAGAGCATAAGCTCATCAGTGTGTTTGTGTTGTATTCCCAAGGTTCCCTTCTGCTGACGTAATAGCAGTGATGAACGTGGAGTTGCTTGGTTGTTTCACCACAGCAAATGCAGGTGAAGTTATCTCGTTCCAGAACTTTGAGTCTGGTCTTCTGCCATCTAGGATCTTGGAGCTTTTCGGAGTATGTCATGTTGAAGCCAAAATCCCCCTGCGCATCGTGGTGAGAACTCCCGGATAATCAACGGGACATACACGATACGAGGGGGATTGAAATGGTTGAACATGGATTATCTTTTGCATCGCTGTTGGCTTCTCACGGCTCGCAGCGATAGGGATAGGTCTAACTCGGTTTTGTCCCTTCGTCTAGCTCAAACTTATCGAAGAACTCGATTTTTGGTCTGACGAAGAAATGGTCTCCGCGCTGGTAGACAACACAGATCCGCTTGGTCTCGCCAATGCGGAGTTGGGCTTCGGATATCAACTCAACGATAACCTTCGGGTTAACCTTTGATCTGTATTTCATTAGTCGGTCTGTAGTGTGGAGTGGGATGATTAC